TCATCACTATCCACCCTTAAATGAAGTTTAGCCTCATCTAGTGTAATAGGTTCTAATCCGCTGTTTGATACTTGTAAGTAAGATGCCATTGTTTATTTTTTTACTGCTTTTTTTATTGCCTTTGCTTCAGCTTCATCGGCTGTCCTAATTTGTTCTATTTCTATTGCGTATTTTAACTCAATCAACTCTTTTGCGGTTGCTTCGTTCAAATCTGCTTCTTCGTTCTCATGGTAGCCAAAACCTAATGGCGAACCTGCTTTCAAAAATTTTATTTTCATGTGTTTAGTGTTTTGTTTCATGTGGTAGGGAGCAGCATTACACCGCCCCCCTTAACCAACCATGAAATTATTATTAAGTAGTAGTTGCGTCTAAGATAGCACCTAAAGCACTTGGCTGCTTTACTGCTGAATCAACAAACATATTTACAGTTATTCCTACTTTACCAGTACGTGCAATTGCAGCACTTGTTGAATCAATCATCAAATCAACACCACCAAATTGAGCGGTTACAACTTGACTGAAATCTCCGTAAATGATAGCCGAACAAACTGCTCCTGAAGTACCTTTTGTCAAAGTGCTTGGAACATTTGAAGTAACTAACGCCTCATAACCATCAATTACATTTTGGATACCACCAAAGTATTGATTGTAAGCTAAAATCATTGCTCCTGAACCTGCATCAATTGAAGTTTGCTTCAACTTAGCAACAGTTTTAGGATTGATTAAGAATTTAGCGTTACGAGTATCAGCATTTGCCGATTGTACTTTTTGCACTAATTCCAAAATCTTAGCCAATGTAGGTGCGCCACCGTTTGCTCCGATTGCTACATCTTGAATGTTAGCTGTTCCTAATATACCTGTAGGCTTATCAGAACCATCACCATTGATTACGGCTGCTTCCCATGCAACTGCCATTGACTTCATAATAGATTGAAGTATGTAGTTTTCGATTGAGTTGTTAGTTTGAACTAATAACATTTTTGAAATGTCAGTAGCACCATACAACAACTTTGGACGCAATGTGCGAGCAACTGTAGTAGCATCAGCAGGAGTTTGTGTTCCTGTTTCTGAAGCCCATCCAGCAGCAACACCTGCGCTAAATCCTGTCAAGTCAGCGTTTGCCGAAAGTCCAGTTAATGAAGTAGCACCAGCAGCAGCTAATACTGTTTGAGCGTAAAGAGCGTCAAAGAATCCTAACTTTTCAGTAGGGACAAAGTTACCACCTGCTCCAGCTGTTCCTACAACCATTGCACGTTTGTGGCTTACTTCCAAAACTTTGTTTGACAAGTAAATACCGTTTGCACTGATACCTAAATCACGAGCTTCTTTAGCTGATTCTTCAACAAGTTCTTTTTCCAAACCTGATAATTTACCGCTAGACTGCTCACGAATCAATTTTGAAATTGAAAAGTTGCGCATTTCTTTTTCTTCTGTGTTAGCAAGTGGAGTACCTACTACAGCAGATGCTGCTCTTTTTTCTAGTTCTAAAGCTAATTCAATATCTCTATTGTATTTAGTTTCAAGATCTAAGTTGTCACGTAATTCCTTTGCTTCAGCATCGGTAAATTCGCGAGCTTCTGTTTTTACTTTTGAGGTTAAAGAGTCAATCTTATCTTTAACTTCCTTACGTTGTTCACGTAATTCTTTACTTGTTTTGTTCATATTTGTTTTTGTTAGATTTTAAATTTTAATAAGTATTTGTCGGAATTAAATTCTTGTTTTTTAGGTTGCTTTAATTCAAAACTTCTTTGAGCCGCCTCAACTTCTGTATCTTTATATGCAGGGTTAACTACAGGCCCAACATCGTATAACCGCTTTACTTTGGTAATGGTTACAATAGTTTCGTTTTCTGTTCTATCAATTGTTTCTTCTGCAATTGTAAAAGCAAATGAACAACCCTGTATGTTACCTAAACGGATATTTTCGTAAACATCCTTTGAGCTTGTTGTATCATTTTTTTCTACTTCAAAATAACCGCCTCTTTCATCAAACCCAATACTTAATGTACCCATGCCATTTGTTGAACGGCCTAGTAATTGGTCATCGTCATGGTTAAATAAACAAACTACATCGCTCATGTCGCACTCGTCAAATGCGCCTTGTGCAATACGTTCTACGTAACCATCAAACATTAAATAGTCACTATCATAAACGCTAAAATAACCTTTGATTACTTCGCTTCCTTGTTCATCTGATTCAACTGCTCTTTTTTCGAGCGTTACTGGCTGTTGTATATTTCTTCTTATCATTGTGATATATTATTATTGTTTGCTCCGCTTCCGCTTGCATCTGCTCCCGTTTGTGTGGCTTGTGAATTATCTTTACCTTCCCAAAACTTTTCAACTTGTGAAGCTGGGATCATGTTTACTGGCAAGTATCTTTTATCGCCCTCAGGTCCTATTCCGTTCATGTCTAAACTTCTTAAAATCTGATTTGGTGATTGCGCCCCTACATAAAACATGGTTTTAACTCTACGTTCAACAGCTGCTGAATCCCCTCTTAACAATGCTGAGGTTACTATCTTTGCATCCATTACAGGGCGTTCTTTTTTAGTCAATAGTTTAGCTTCACATTCTTGTTCAAATCTTACTATCCACGGCATCAAAGTATCTTGTACATATTGAATCTCTAAGGCCTCAATATTAGATACTGAATCCTTTTGAAGTTTACCTAATGGCATTCTGAACCAACGTGCAATGTCATTTACTTTTGCATCTGAACTTTCAATAAACTGAGCCTCATTAGGTGCTACACTCATTTTGGTAAATGTTGCATCTCCATTTATAAAGCCGATATTATCTTCTTGCAATGAATCTGTAAAAGACTTTTTAAATGCCTTTGCGCTGTTTTCATTTTGCATTCCCTTAGTAGTAATAAGGCCAAGCATTCCACCGCCACCGCTAAAGAATTTATTACCGTAATCTTGTAAGGCTATTCCGTTTGCTATGCTTTCACTTGCGTATTGAATTACTGATTTGCCAATATAGGCATCTCCAAATCCACGGATATGGAACATATCTTCACCCTTAACCATTTCGGTAAGTCCTAAAATTGGATCGGTTACGTTGTATATTAATTTCCTATCTTTTAAAATAGGAATTACATATTCGTTTTCAATAAAGTAAATAGCTATAGGTTCTGCATCATTGTTACGCTCTATATAAGCATATCCGTTACCTTTACGCAATGCACGCTCAAATAATGTTTGTTTAAGCGTAAATGGTGTGCTAAATCCGTTAGGGGTTTGATTAAATAATTGTGTTGCAGGGTGAAATGGTTGATCCGTTTTATTTCCGTTGCTATCTTTTAGCTGAACCACAAAAGGAAGTTTGGCTATATCTTCACTTATAGAACGTACACATGAATAAAATGTGCTTACCTTTAAAGCTGATTCAGATGAAACTGTTACGTTGGCAAGGTTTGCCCCACCAAAAAAGGAAAAATTATTCCCAACAGGAACCATTGTGGGAATGAATGCCCTTTTGTTTATTCCGAAAATACGCTGTAAAATATTTTGTTTTTCCATTTACTTAACAAATTTTAATTTAATTTGTGACTTAAGTAGTAAATGTTAGTTAACAAAATTTAATCTCTGTAAATTTGGTAGTATCTAGACTTGCAAACCCTAAACGCTTCATAAGATGAATACCTAGGTTTACATGGTATATTATACTGTTTTTGTAATGCTGTTAATTCATCTTCTAGCTTATCCCAAGCCTGTAGCTGTGATTCGCTTTCTAAACATAGCGTAAAGTGGCGCATAAAGTAACCGCGTAAAGTTAATATTGATTCCATTTTTGTTTTAAGTTTTAATATGCGAAAAAAGGTTCTTCTTGTTCTGGTTGAAAGTTAGCTTTAATATATCCACCCAATGCCATGATGGTTGAAACAGGACCATCCACTTTTTCAGTAGACTTCTTTTTATCAATCTTAACATTATCATTTGAGTCGGTTGATAGTTGTACGTTTCTAAGCATCCATGCCATGCACGGGTTACCATTATGCACTAACTTACTTTCGAGTATCTTTTTTTCAAACTCTTTAGTAGGAAAACTCATACTTGCAAATGATTGAGAATAAGAATCCATATTTATACCCTCATTTATTAACTCATTAACCAAATAAGAGGCGTTCCATTTGTCAAAACTTACCATTTTCAAATTCACATTCTTTGATAAATCTAAAATAAACTTCTTAATGTAATTGTAATCGGTTGCTTTTCCTGCGCCCCCATCAGTTAAAACCATCCACCCTAATTTGCCCCAATCTAAATACGGGACTTTGTCATCCTTTTGCCTACGATTAGCCGTATCTTTTGGACTGAAAAATACATTAATCAAACAATCTGAATCGTTTATAGCGTCAGGAAAATACAAACTGAGGCTATTTATATCTGCTGTGCTTGCCAAATCCAAACCTGCATAACAATCCAATCCTTTTAAATCTTCTATTGTAAAATCCCTTTGGCATTCATTCCAGCGTTCCTCACTTATCCAAGTATCAACACTATCAACCCAAACATTCATATTCTTTGTTAAAAATGCGCCTCGTTTACTTCCTCTGTTCTGAGCGTCTAAACATTGTTGTTTTAAAAAATCTTCTTTTACTGATACATTTAAATTAGGATTTGACTTTAACCATAAACTGCTATCAGTCCAATCGTCACCATCGTCTAAAGTATAGATTATTCCAAATAAACTTTCATCAGTCCTATGGCCTTGCAATACCTCAATCATGTTGGAACGGAAATCGTAACAAGGCTTTGTTCTGTCAAATCCTGCAGTCGTTATAATTATAAGTAATGGTTCACGCCTTGCCCCCATACCACTTTCAATTACGTTTACAAGTCCATCTGTTGAATGTTCGTGATATTCGTCTATAATTCCCATGCTGGGATCGAAACCATCCTGAGTATCACTGTCCCTACCTAATGGTCGCATAAAGGAAGCGGTATCTTCGTAAATAATTCTAGAGTAACCCTCTTTTGATTTACGGAATAGAAACTGATCGCTTAGTTCTGGAGTGGATTTAATTATTTGCGCTGCATCGTTAATAACAATTTTAGCCTGTTCCTCTTTGGTTGCTGCAGAATAAACTTGTGAACCCTTTTCCCCATCAATGTATAAAACCGCTAAAGCAATACAGGCCGCTAGGGTTGTATTATGGGTTGGTATAAAGTGTTTACCAGCTAAAAACAAATGACTGCTATTATCAACTGAAATGCACTTTACATTGCGCTTCCCGACAGGCTTTATATTGACGATAGACCTCCATAAAGACCTTTTAGCAAGTTTTGTTTTTTGCCTTACCCGCTTTCTTTCAATTTTAAAAACATCCGTATCAGAAAAAAAACAAACATGGTGGGCCAGTGTTTCTACTCCGTTTTGGCACTTAGCCATCTTTGAAAGATAAGTTGCTTTATAACCCAATGATAATACTAACTCAAAAACGTCATCTACCAGTTTTTTATTTGTACCTGTATATTTACATTGCCCATCTTTACTTATCGTTCCGTCAGTATCCATTAACCCCTTTAATAATTCAATTCTTTGCTCAACTGACGATTGCAAGTAGTCTGTTGGTATGTGTTTATTTTTAAGTAAATTATAATGCCTTAAATGTGGCTTTATTTCGTTTCTTTTGCCTAATTTATATGAGCCACACCTATGGTCTTTGGTTTTGTTTTCACCTACTAAATACCCACAATTCCTAATCTCTTCAATTATTGATTTATCTTGTTCACCTATAAACAGGTTTGACCCTTCGCTGCTACCATCCCCAAGCCAAAAACCTAAAACATAGGGGTGTATCAATAATTCTTTTTTATTATACTGGACAGCTTTTGTGGTTTTAATAAATAACTTCCTTTCTTGGCTAGCCCCAACTTTGTAGTGATTTAAAAGATATAAAGTATCTACAACTTTAGCATTACTCCTTTTGTTTCTAATTTCCCAAAGGTGGTCTGAGCTTGCTATTATTTTTTCTCCACACTGCAACTCAATTTCATAACTATCTTTATACATCAAATCTGAAACGTGGTTTATCATGGTTGGCCTTCCATCATCCCCAAAAACATAGTCACCTACTTTTAAATCACCCATAGTCACCCACCCGTTCGGTGTTGGTATTGGCGTTGAAATATCCAGTGCCTTCGCATTTTTACGCCCCATTTCAATATAGGCTTTCTTAAACCTACGTATGTTTGTGTCCTTATTCTTCCATCCTAACAATACCTGGACTATAAATATTTGCCATCCTTCAAGTTTTAAAGGTTTGCCAGCCCATTCGCCTTTCCATAAATAAAGCAATTCTATAAAATCACTATACCTTTTGGCATCTTCCTCACTAAAATAGTAGTTAAAATCTTTTGTTTTAGCCTTTTCTAAGTCATTTAAGTGACGTTTACAAGCTAATATAACCCAATTGCAGGCCAATATATCACCATTTACAACTGCTATTGCATAATCCTTTGAGCGCATTTATTTAGTTTTTGTTTTTACGGTGGCGAGTTGGCATTATTGTTATATTTTATTGGGCTACTATGTATAGTATACTACACAAAAATAAACTTTGTATTGTTAAATTGTTTTCCAGATAATTTTCTTGCTAACCATTTATATTCATTTTCTTCTGATTCAATAGCATCAATAATGCACATATAAAAAATACCTGTTTCTATGTTTAAAACCATTTTAGCACTAGAACCGTTGCCTCTGCTGTGAGATATAGACTGCTTTAGTTTTGTTTGCTCTGATGTTTTTCTACCAATTCTAAGAAGTGACATTTTACGCTTACTTTCGTCTGAATGTTTTGGCTTACCCATATTAGATAGAGATATTTTCTTTTTTGTTTCTTCAGACATTGGACCATAAATTCTATTTTCGTATGCAGAATCAGGAAGCCTCCTACCCTTCTTTGCTTCGCTTAATCTTTTTCTTAATTCATCACTATAAATCATTGTTTTTTTACCTCGTGATGGTAATTGTGAATTTAAATTAAATGGAGATAATGCATTTAAAAGAACGCCATAATAGTTTTCATGAAAATTTAAATCTTCTCTTTTGCATTCTTTTATAATTTCTATTTTGTGATTTTCAAACCCATACTTTACAATTGAGTTATGAACCTTTACTTGATTTACACAGTCAAGTCTTTTATACCTTTTTATTCTGTGTTCAATATTAATTGATTGACCAACGTAAACCGCTCCAATTGGTGATGTTATTTTGTAAATACCTATTGTCATATATTATTTTTTTAGTATTGTAAAACTTGTTGGCTTTTCCTGAGCTCCTACTATTAATTTAGTTCGTGTTGAAGGCGAAAATCCAAAGTGTGAACTAATTTGCAGTATATTTTTTAAATGCCTATTAGCCAATTCTGTATTTGGATTTATATATTCAACTCCTTTATCGTTTATTAATGTTGAACCGTTTTTAGTTATTTCTCTTTGGCAATCCCTATATCTATTTAACTCCCTTATGTATATGCTTAACATATCAATATCGTTTTCTGTTAATATACGTTGCTTTCTTAATCTATCTGAAACCCTTAAAAACTCATTTAGTTCATCTTCATCCATGTAAATAGAAGGAAATACAATATCTTCAACTATTGCAGGTTTTGGCTCGTCTTTGTTTATTCTACTTTTCTGCTCACCCTTTAATATTTTTAAAGCAGTTGGCTGTGATGGTCTACCTCTCATGTGTACTAATTTATATACAAATATACAATCTTAATTATGCTATACGTATAAATAAGTGAACCAGCG